TTTTTTTTTTTTTTTTTTGACAAAGAAAACTTCGTGGTTTTCTTTGAAAAGACCTTATAGTAGATCTAAACTACCAAAGAGAGATCAACCTCTTTTAATGAACGCAATTTCACGAGCAGAAAGCTGCTCGCCTCTCAATTGCTTTGCACGGATATATTTAGAGATCTCAGCTTTAGTTTGTTGGGCATTCATACCTTTCACAACATTGGGAGTTGAAGGACCACTAGGAAGTCTAGGGATTCTAGGGGACGTTGTGGCCATACGTTGCTGCTTCATAACAGGAAGAGCTTTGCGTGGCTTAAAGGCAGGAGTGCGAGAAGTTGAATAGGAGACAGGGGGAGGAGCCATACTAGGAGTAAGAGCTTTAGTGATCCCAGGAAGAACCAAAGAAGCAGCAGACTTTATAGCTTCATAAAACCACTCACCCAGACCATTGTCAGCAACAGGAACGCCTACAGGCATGTTGTGAACCATATGATCATATATTTCCAAAGCCAAAGGATCAAATTTAGCAGAAGGTTTAGTAACAAGAACAAGATCATTTTCGTCGGGAGAAGGAAATCTCTCAACATAAAACACCGTTCGAATAAGAAAGGTTGCACCAGGAGCAAGTCCAGTAAAGAAAGCACCAGTCATATTCCAAGGTTGAAAATTGAACAAGATAGCTGGGCTGATAACTGAATTAGCAGCAACAGTATTCAAAACCATAGGACCTGATAAAATTTGAGTAGAGGCAGCAGCAGAACGAAAACCTGTTTGAACATCAGCTTGAAAAAGCATAGGTTGAGTATCATCTGCCTGCTTAACAGGAATGTCAGAACTATTCAAAGTGGGGATAAGATAACAACCATCCTCAGATTTCCAAGATTTAGTACCGGCTAACTTATTAGCTTCGGCAATATTCTCGGGAGGACGTCGGACAATAATTCCAGAAAGGACACCATCAACGGTACCAGGAAGATTTCCAACAAGAAAAGTTGTTTTATCCATAGTATTAGTGTTTTGTCGCCAAACAGTACAAGAACCTTGTTTAGCGATAACAGCAGTTGTATCATACACTTCGATACCCCACCCAATCAAACGGTGAGGACCCTTAGTGTAACTATCTTCAAGAGACAGACCTACAGGAGGAGCATTTCCAGCATCAGAAACATGGAAAGGACCCAGGTTATTACCATCATTACCAGAATAGATAGTAATAGGACCAGCAAAAACATGAACATTTGTGGCAGTCCCAGTCGGAGCAAGATAATTTGAGAACAAATTATAGGGGAGCAACTCCCCAATACCAGGGACTGCATCACCGCAAGTCCACGGGTAAGTTGTAATAAGAAAGGACCAATTAGTAACCTGACCTGCAGGAGCAGACAGATTCATCTGATAAGGAACTTTAAGAACAATAGATTGACCATTAAGTCCTTCCTGAGGATAACCACAAAGATTATCAAGATTTTTATCATGAAAAGGATCAGCAATGCAGACATCCCAGTCAGCACCGCTTGGGCTCATAGCCCTACCATTTACAAGTTTAAGAAGCAAGGCTTCACCAGCATTAATACGAGACGACATATTTCTTTTAAAACCTCCACCACCAACAAGGGAAAAAAAGGAACCCTTGAAAAGAAAAGGGGTAGGAACATTACATTCCCAACCAAGGTGCAAACTCAAAAAAGAGTTACGATAAAAAGATAAATCATTAGAAATCATAATTTGTCTAATTAAACCTTTATAAGTCGCTGTATCATAGAGAAAACCAAGATACTTTACGCATAAATCAAAAAGCTCAGGACAAGGAAGAGAAAGAAAAGTTAGAGCAAGAGCCCTCTCAAAAAATTCATCTTCAGTCAAGTCAGCATTTAAACCAACACGAGTTAAAGAAGCACAGATTTTACCCACACGAGGGTAAGGAACATATCTGGAGGCTTCTTCATCAAAATGGAAAAAGGAAC